GCAAGGTAGATATGGTTCTCGCCGCTTGTGAACAGCTTTATAACAATCTCATCGAGTCTGGAGTATCTCGAGAGACGGCTAGATTTATCCTCCCATTGGCCACAAAGACAACGATCCACATGACGGGGAGCGTAAGGTCATGGATTCATTTCATACAGATCAGAGACGACCACCACGCTCAGAAAGAAATCCGTGTCATAGCAAACACGATCAAGCATATCTTTGCAGAACAACTTCCAATCACGTCTAATTCTCTTAAATTCACGGTATGAAGTCAGTCATCTTCTTCTTGGGCCTTGCTGTTGTTTTCGCATCTTGCTCACCAACACAACAGGTAGCAAAGAACAGCAGGTACTATAAGCGTAAGCAATTGAATTCCTCTGGACCTATTTTTCCTGGTGAAAAGCCTTGTTGCGTTACATGTCTTGAGGTTAGATTCTAATGTCGTCACTGGTTGACATAAAGGGCTATAAAGAGAAGGGCATCAAGATAGATCCTAACGGGACACAGGGGGAAGCCCTTGAGCTCCACGGTCTTCTTGTTGTCCTTCCCAAGATGCCCCCAAAAAACCAGATCCTATTTCACGACAAAAAGAAGTCTGAGCAGTACTGGACAAGATTGCCAGTACCCATAGAAATATCTAAGATAAAAAGTATAGACGAGTGGAACGAGAGGTCAGTAGAGTTTAAAGACAAGTACTCGTCGTATATTGAGAAGGAGTTTGAACGCAGGAGAAACGGGTTATGGTTCTACAACAACGGCGTTCCAACATATATAACTGGGAGACACTATATGTTCTTGCAGTGGTCTAAGATCGACGTAGGATACCCCAGCTTCTATCAATTCCAACGTGAGATACTACTACACTTTGCAGCGTGTGAGGCTGACCCTAGGTGCTTTGGTCAGCTATTCGTTAAGTGCAGACGTTCAGGATATACTAACGTTTGCTCCAGCATACTTGTGGATGAAGGTACGCAGGTATCTGACAAACTCCTTGGCATTCAGTCGAAGACTGGTAAGGATGCTCAGGAGAACATCTTCATGAAGAAGGTAGTATCTATATTCACAAACTACCCATGGTTCTTCAAGCCTATACAGGATGGAACCACGAACCCTAGGATGGAGTTGGCGTTCAGAGAGCCAGCCAAGAGGATCACGAAGAAGAATAAGACCACTATGGTTGGTGAGGCGTTGAACACGGTGATCAACTGGAGGAACACGACAAACAACGCCTATGACGGTGAGAAGGTACACTTGCTATATCTAGATGAGGCTGGCAAGTGGGAGAAGCCATCGGACATCAGAGAGGCTTGGCGTATAGAAAGGACGTGTCTGTTGGTTGGTAACAAGATTATTGGGAAGGTGCTTATGGGTTCCACCGTAAACCCAATGGACAAGGGCGGAGACGAGTACAAGAGACTGTGGCTAGACAGTGACCCATCCGAACGCAATGCCAACGGCAGAACTAAGAGCGGCATGTATCGCATCATCATACCAGCCTACGAAGCCCTAGAAGGTTTCTTTGACAAGTATGGGAATGCTGTAGTAGAGACTCCAGAGAAGCCAGTAGAAAGCATAGAAGAAGGTATGTACATATCTACTGGGGCTAAGGAGTTCCTGAAGAATGAACGTGACAGCTTGAGACACGACTCTTCAGAAATGAATGAGATTATCAGGCAGTTCCCCTTCAACGAAGACGAAGCGTTCCGTGACAGCGTCTCTGGGAGTCTGTTCAACGTAGGTAAGATCTATGAACAGATAGAGCATAATCAGGACCTGTTTCCAAATCCTGTTGTTCAAGGGAACTTTATATGGGAGGAGAAAGATAAGAAGGTTGTGTTTTCCCCAGATATCAATGGACGTTTCAGAGTGTCCTGGTTGCCCCCAGAAGACGAACGCTGTATCATCAATGAGGAAAGGGGCCAGCGGATAGCCCCCTTTAGTCAATATGGTTGTGGTGGTGTTGACTCGTATGATATCGATGCTACTCTAGATGGCAGGGGATCGAAAGGATCAATGCATATGTATAACAAGTTCTCTATGAACAGGCCATCTAACATGTTTGTTGTGGAGTACGCTTCACGTCCAGACATGGCCAAGATATTCTACGAGGACGTTCTTATGTGTGCTTTCTTCTATGGCTACCCGTTACTTATAGAGAACAACAAGTACGGAATCGTAAGACATTTCGAGAGCAGAGGATATGATGGGTATATCATGGATCGACCAGAACATCTGAAGTCATCCTCGTCTCACGTAAACGTAAAGACCAAAGGCATACCATCAAACTCACAGGATGTGATACACGCGCACGCGCAGGCGATAGAGCATTATGTACACAACCACATAGGAATAAACTATGAGACTGGTGAGATGGGGAATATGTACTTCAACAAAACGCTTGAAGACTGGATTGCATTTAAGATAGACAAGAGAACTAAGTTTGACTTGACCATTAGTTCTGGTCTGGCACTCCTTGCTGCCCAGAAGCCAAATCCAAAGCCAAAGCCCCAGTTTACTGACAAGGTGTTCTTTAGGAAATATAATGTAATTGGTTGATTGCGTATATTTGCTGGGTTACGTATAGTATCTTCCCAAATAATGTATAGCAAAGACAAAAAGAATACTGGTGGCTTTCCAGATCCTTTGGCCCCGATGGAGGTTAAGGAATCAAAAGAATACGGCCTTCAGTATGCTAAGGCTATTGAGAATCAGTGGGGTAAGCTAAACTCGACAGACTCACTTTTCTCTAGAAGGAATGTGATGTTTGAAAGATGTAGGAACTACGCCAATGGTACTCAAGATACATCGATATACAAAAAGCTATTACACACACTGGATCCAAACAGCAACGATGGTAGCCTTGTAAACATAGACTATACACCAGTTCCGATACTCCCAAAGTTCAATAGAGTTGTTGTAAATAAGATACTGTCGAGAGATCCATATCCAAACCTTGAAGCAATTGATCCGTTGTCTTCATCAGAGAAGAACGAGAAGAAGAAGGTGGTGGAGTTGCAGGTGCAGGCCAGACAACAACTGCTGCAGTTAAAAGAACAGAGTGGAATAGTTCTTGGTATGGACCCAGAGAGCATCCCAGAGACGCTTGAGGAGGCAGAGATCTTCATGGGGAGCAATATCAAGACAGACGCAGAGGTATCAGCGCAAATAGCCACTAATCTCACGCTGTCTTGGAACAACTTCAACGACAACGCATACAGACGCTGCGTGAACGACATCAGCAGCCTTGGGATGGCTGTGACAAAGCGTAGTAACGATCCTAACTACGGAATCAAGATAGACTATGTTGATCCATCTAGATTTGTTCATAGCTACACAGAAGACCCCAACTTTGACGATCTTGTCTACGCTGGTCACATAAAGCGTATCACCATCAATGAACTTCGTAGAATTTCAAACGGTGGCCTTACAGAAGATGAGTTGAAGAAGATTGCAACCAAGGTCAGAAATCAATACAACAACGATCCGTACAGCATAGATAAGTTCCACTACGACGACAGACTCAAGAGGAATGTATACGGATATGATGAGTATATGGTTGACGTTATGGACTTCGAGTTCATCTCCGTTGACAACATGTACTTTGAGGAGAAGGAAAACAGATACGGAAACAAGAACTTCTTCTATAAAGGATTCGACTATACCCCCAAGGCTGGGAGCGTATACGAGCGTGTCCCTAAGATGATGACGATAGCTACAGTTTACTCTGGTTCATATATACTTGGGTGTGAAGACTATCTGTTTGGATACGGCAGGACGTTGAATGTTCCTAGAAACATACACGACATCAGTAGGGCTAGGTTGTCGTATTCAGTTATTGCCACGAATTTGACCAACATGATGCCCAAGGGCATGGTGGACAGTTGTATTGGCTTTGCTGATATGATCCAACTGACTCACCTCAAAATCCAACAGGCTATTGCTAAAGCCAAGCCAGATGGTCTTGTAATTGATATAGAGGGACTGGAGAACGTACAGCTTGGTAAGGCTGGGGAGATGCAGCCGCTAGACTTGCAGGATATCTATGAGCAGACTGGTATATTCTACTACAGAAGCAAGAACCCAGAGGGCGGATTCCAGAACCCTCCCATAAGAGAGATAAACAACACTATACGTAACATAAATGAGTTGGTTGGTATCTATAACCACTACCTCAGAATGATACGTGATGTCACTGGCATCAACGATGTGATGGATTCAAGCTCACCAAAGGGCGAGGCTCTGGTGGGGGTTAGAGAGCAGGCACTTGCAGCTGGTAATAATGCTATCTACGACATAACAAATGCCGCTATAGTTCTTTACAAGAAAGTTTGTGAGGATGTTGTGAAGTGCGTTCAGATCCTCCCAAAGGATTCGGTTATCTACAAGGTGTATGAGACTGCTATCGGAACAGAGAACATGTCCGTTTTGTCGTCTTTCTCTGATCTCCCCATGTACAACTTCGGCGTACAAGTGGTTAAGGATATGGAGGATAAGGATAGACAGTACCTTGAGCAGAACATACAGATATCTCTTCAGCAAAAAGAACTTGATATCGAGGATGCTATCGCCATAAGAAATATGAAGGATGTTAATCAAGCTGAACTGCTTTTGATCAGCAGACGCAAGAAGCGCCTTCAGAAGATGCAAGAACAAGCAGAACAGAACTCAAGGATACAAGCAGAACTTCAACAGCAGTCTGCTATGGCTGCCTCTCAAGCAAAGATGCAAGAGATGCAGTTGGAAGCAGAGTTGGCTGCACGTAAGATACAACTAGAGGCAGAGGCTGAAGCAGCTATTGAACAGATAAGACAACAGGGAAGAATGCAGGTAGAGATGCTCAAGGCACAAGCCATGCTTGGATTTAAGACAGATGAGAAAGACTTCAAAGAAAAACTTGAGGTATTTAAGGAGGACAGAAAAGATCTTCGGGTTGTAAAACAGGCACAGGAGCAGAGCAGACTAATTGAACAGAGAAAAACTATATAACTATGGCTTCAAAAGTTTCTTTAGATACAGCTGACAAGCTGGATATCGTCTGCAAAAAAGGTGATACATTCAAGTTAAATCTTAAGTTAAAAGACAATAATGGGGATCCCATACAGTTGTCTACACTTGGATATACATTCCTCATGCAGGTAAGGGAAAAGAGCATTACAACTGCTTTTCCAATAGAGACAACTGTAAAGGGCGCTGTCATTCTCAGCACTCCAGATGCTATAGAAAACCAAACTACAGATGGAGTAACAACTACAAACAAAAGTTTTGATCCAATAACTGTTGATAATAATGGTAATGTGCTCATATCAGCTAGTCATACCACTATGAAGGACATTCAGGCTGGTAAGTACGTATATGACGTGCAGTCTGTTGTAAACAGTGAGCACAAAACAATTCTTAGGGGGGCATTTATTGTAAACAGCGATATAACCGACATCTAATGCCGATCAATCTCGTTGATGCAGATTCTATAACTGTAGAGATATCTATTCCTGCTGTTAGGGGAGAATCTGGACCGCAAGGCCCAACTGGACCTCTTGGTCCTTCTGGTCCAGCAGGCCCAGCTGGACCTACTGGAGCTGATTCAAATATACCTGGTCCTACTGGTGTTACAGGAGCCACAGGAGTTACGGGGGCTGGGGAGACTGGCGCGACAGGGGCGACAGGCGTAACGGGCGCAACTGGCGTAACGGGCGCAACTGGCGTTACTGGGGCAACGGGCGTTACTGGAGCAACAGGGGTAACGGGCGCTACAGGAGTGACTGGTTCTACTGGGGTTGGTATTACTGGAGCAACTGGAGTCACAGGAGCCACTGGAGTTACAGGATCTACAGGACCAACTGGTTCTGCCTCAAGGTCAAGTAGTTATAATGGTTTTTATGCTGTAGCGGCTACTGCTACTAATGTTTTGTACGCTCCGCCTGCCTTTGGTCCGTCCTACTCAGATTCAAGTGCTGGACTTTTAACACAACTCGTAAGTTATAATCATGGCGGAACTCCACCAACACCTAACTCCTCTACCCATAGCTCGCTAGCATACAGCATCAAGGGCTCTCTTGTAGACGTCCCCCACAATGTCTCTGAGATAAAGATGAGCACAAGAGGCTTGAACTGGGGGTCTGCCGTTGTAACAAATCAAGTATTTTTTATGTCTTTGTGGCATAGTCCAACGGTAGCCTCTCAAGGCTTGTCGTCGTCTACTTATACGTGTATCGGTGTTGCTGAGTCTACACTTGACACCTCGTCTAGTATTTTAACGGCCTTAAATACGATTGGCCTTACTGGACTTGGAATTACAGGAGGCTCTATGTGGTTTGGATTTGGGTGGAAAACCGCTGGACCAACTTCAGCAGATTATAGGTTGAACTGGAATTTGCATCTATATGAATAACATGAGCAACCAACATTTAATAGATAACTTGAACCAAAAAATACAACATCTTTTAATTACAAAAGATTTGTTAATTAAAATGGATTTCGATGTGTCTGGCTATGATGATGCCGTAGCTGCATGCCAGCAAGAAATAAACGAACTTAACTAATATGAACGTAGAGATAACACCACCAGCTCCGATTATTATCGAGGTCATGGGGGCCACATCATCATCCATTGATGTAAGCGTTCCTGCGATAAAGGGTGATGTTGGTCCTACTGGTCCTACTGGCCCCATTGGGGTTACTGGGGCTGATTCTACTGTCCCTGGCCCCCAAGGAGACACTGGGGCAACAGGAGTTACTGGGGCTAAAGGTGATACTGGTGTCACTGGTGTTCAGGGACCCACTGGATCCACTGGTCCAACTGGGGTTACTGGTGATACTGGGGCTAAGGGAGACACAGGTGCTAATTCTACAGTACCAGGCCCAACTGGGGCAACAGGGGTTACTGGAAACACTGGCCCAAAGGGTGATACGGGTGCTGACTCTACAGTTCCAGGTCCTACTGGGGCTACGGGTTCCACTGGTGTAACTGGCGCAAAAGGTGACACTGGGGCTAATTCAACAGTACCTGGGCCTACGGGGGTTACTGGCAGCACTGGTCCCACTGGAAATACTGGTCCCACTGGGAATACTGGTGTTACGGGAGCAACAGGTGTTACGGGAGCTACGGGAGTTACAGGGGCTACGGGAGTTACAGGAAATACTGGTCCAATAGGTGTTACAGGGGCTACGGGGGTGACAGGGGCTACGGGAGTTACAGGGGCGACTGGGGTCGGAGTCAGTGGCCCTACAGGGGATCACGGATATAGAGGTGGCTATGATTATGTATACAAGTCAGCCACGACTGATTCAGATGTAAGCGGCATTCCAGGTTGGGTTAAATTCAATAGTTCTACTCCATCGTTAGTAACAAAAATATATATTGATCTTGTTACAGAAAACAATGATTTAATTCCTTGGACAAACTATTTCTCATCAACATCTACTGAAAAAGCGTACATACTCATTCAAGATAGGATTGGAGTTCCATATGGTGCTCAGCTTACCTATGTTGCTACAGGGTATACAACTGGAACAGGTGGTGCATATCAAGTTATAGATGTAACCAATACTCTAGCTGGAGACGATAATGCGTTTACTGTTTGGGGTGATGGCGCAAAGGTGTCTGTACAGATATTTAAGGTTGGAGATAAAGGGGACACTGGTCCATCAGGCGTTCAAGGATTAAGGGGGGCTACTGGTGTGTCTGGTGTCACTGGAGCAACAGGTGTTGGGGCAACGGGAGCAAGCGGGGTCACGGGCGCTACTGGGGTTACAGGAGCGACTGGTGTCACTGGTAACACTGGCCCTACGGGTGACACTGGTATTTCTGGAGCAACTGGCAGTACAGGTGCAACTGGAGCTACGGGGGTTACGGGATCTACAGGCGTAACAGGAGCTACTGGAGTCGGGGCAACTGGCGACACTGGAATTACAGGTGCAACAGGTATCACAGGGTCTACTGGCCCTACTGGGGCTACAGGGGTAGGCGCAACAGGTGCTACAGGGGTAACTGGAGCCACAGGAGTTACTGGTAGTACTGGACCTACTGGAGATACTGGCATTCCTGGTGTCACGGGAAGTACTGGAGTCACTGGAGCTACTGGCGTAACTGGCTCTACTGGTCCAACAGGTGCAACTGGAATCGGCACAACTGGAGCTACTGGAGTGACAGGTGCTACAGGTATTACTGGAAGTACTGGCCCAACTGGAAGTACTGGTGCAACTGGAGCAACTGGTATAACAGGGGCTACAGGTGTAACAGGAGCTACAGGTATTACTGGTGCTACTGGCATCACGGGGGCTACAGGAATCACAGGAGCTACAGGCATTACGGGGGCCACTGGTATCACAGGGGCCACTGGAGTTGGGGTTACTGGGGCCACTGGAGTTGGGGTCACTGGGGCCACTGGAGTAACTGGAGCCACTGGTATTACTGGGGCAACGGGAATAACAGGATCAACTGGTGTTACTGGCGCTACAGGAATTACAGGTGCTACTGGCGTTGGCGCTACTGGTGATACAGGTGTAACTGGATCTACAGGTCCTACTGGGTCTACGGGGCCAACTGGTGATACTGGTATTCAGGGGCCAGCTGGTGTAACGGGCGCTACAGGGGTTACTGGTTCTACTGGAGTAAATGGAGCGACAGGAGATACTGGGGCAACTGGTGCTACAGGTATAACTGGTGCAACAGGAGTTACAGGATCAACTGGAGTTACTGGTGCTACAGGTGTTGGTACAACTGGCGCGACTGGAGTTACAGGAGCTGGTGGAACAATTGGACACTATGGTTCATTTTATAGCTCGTCTACTCAGACAATAGGCGCTACGGGTACCCCACAGGCAATTACGTTTAACGGGACATACACGTCAAACGGAATATCTATTCAAAACAATTCAAGGATAGTTATTGCTAATCCAGGAACATATACACTTACTTGTGTAATTCAGATAACAAACGCCTCAAACGCTGTACAAGAAAGTGAATTTTGGATAAAGCTTAACGGAAGTGATTATGCTAACTCTACCATTCATACCACACAAGAGCCTAGAAAAACTTCTTCAGAACCTTTTGAAGCTCCATTAACTATAACATTTGTAGGTACATCTACTGCTGCAAATGATTATATAGAGATATACTGGCAGTCAGAATCTACAGACATCTCTCTTCAAGCGATACCCATCAACAACATCCCAGCCGCCCCATCTGCTATCTGTGGTATCACACAGGTAACTTACACTCAGCTTGGCCCAACGGGGGCGATTGGGGCTACGGGTGTTGCTGGCGCCACTGGACCAACTGGTGCTACAGGTGTCACAGGAGCTACAGGAGTTACTGGGGACACTGGGCCAATTGGAGTCACTGGTGCTACTGGTGTAACTGGAGCAACAGGGGTTACAGGAGCAACAGGGGTAACTGGATCAACAGGAGTCACAGGAGACACGGGGCTTATTGGACCAACTGGTTCTACTGGAGTAACTGGTGCTACAGGGGTTACTGGATCAACGGGAGTAACGG